GGACTACGCTAAGTTCATGATGAAGAACACCGCATTAATTGCCGGTGATGTCGGAACAGCAGCGGACACTTGGGACGATATAGCCGAAGCAGGCGCAGTGATGGAAGCTCACGGTATCCCGATGGATGGCATGTGGAATTATGCTGTTAACCCATTCACTCAACGTAAGCTAGCAAGCACAAACGTTAGTTTAGGCGCCGGTGGTGCGGTAGGTAGCAATATTCAAAACTCACTAGCTAGGGCAACAATCAGAGATGATTTTGCAGGTATGCGAGTTATGACAGCAACCACTCTTGCTAAGTATGACACCCAAACGGGCGCAGATAGAGCGGGTACATTGTCAGGCAATCCAGATGTTACTTATGTGACAGCTAAAGACACTATGACTCAAGTGTTACCGGTCACAGCATTTCAAGCTAACTTGGTTGTTAAAGCCGGTGAGACTATCCGCATCACAGGTAGGAATAGATTGAATCTTTCGACTCGTGAGCAGGTTATCGATGAAACTGGTGCAGTAATTGTATTTACTGGAACGGTCACAACTGATGTTACATTAGGCGCATCTGGTGAAGGTAATATCACTATCACCGGTCCTGCAATCTTTGAAGCATTAGGCGCTTATAATACGGTTGATACAGCTCCCGTTTCTGGTGACGTTGTTACTCTGTTGGGTGCGGCGGCCACAATCATACAGCCTAATCTATTCTGGCATAAGCAGGCGTTTACTATTGCTTCAGTACCTATCAAGCGTTTACACAGTACGGACACGTTTGGGGAGACTGAGGACGGGTTGCAATTCCGCGTTTCAAAAGGTTCTGACTTTACCAAGAATCAGAACAAAATTCGGATCGACTTTCATCCAGCATACGGAGTATTGAATCCGTTCTTCGCTGGTCAAGGTTTCGGCTCTTAATCGACTAACAGCCCCGTTCGCGGGGTTTTGAGGTACCAACATGTCAGAAGAAAATTACATTGAACCACCAGAGTTGCACGCGCTTTATAAACCGTCAGGCAAAAAGGTCATGGTTAATGATAGCTCATTAGAACATGCTTTATCGGTCGGATGGACTAAGGAAAAGTCAAAGGAAAAGCCAAAGAAAAAGGCTGACTAATGGACACGGCAGAACAGGTAGTAAGTGACGCACTTCAAGAGATATTAGTGCAAGCCGATGAGCAATCTATTCAAGCAACTGATATGCAGGCAGGTATTCGCTACCTAAACCGCATGGTTAATGAATGGGCGGCTAGAGGTATGCCGTTAGGGTTCACAAATATCACAAAGGTTAGTGATTTTGTAACGGTCCCTGATGGTGCTTTAGGTGCTATCGTTTCAAACCTCGCTATCCGTTTAGCCCCACAATTTGACGCAGCTATCCCAATTGAATTAGCAGCGGCAGCAAGAAGCGGAATGGATGCGGTGAGGGACTTAACAGTTACATCATCAGCAACACAAATGCCTGGAACAATGCCGGTAGGTTCTGGTAACGAAGGTTTTGAACAAGGTTTCGAGAGATTCTATCCCGAGACTAATTCAGAAACAATGGAAGATGAAGGTAATAGAGTTGTCAACCTGGAGACTAACACGTGAGTAAAGCTAGTTCATGGACTCAGCAAACGAGTTTCGAGCAAACTGATTTAATCCAGATTATCAGGAACTCAACCAACTTCACAGTTCCATTCTCTGCTTACTCAGCAGCGTTAGGCGTGACGGGTTCAATCGCATCGTTAGGTGGCGGCACATCCCTACTCTATCAACCAACAGCAACATCTAATTTTATACGCTCTATCGAATCAGGCAATGGAATACTTGCAGCATTGAGCGCTTCGAATGGCGTTAGTATAAAACATAATTTCACATTTGATAGCACAGGCGAATCATTAGTAATCAACCCAGATGTAGCTTCGCCGGTGATTAAAAGTTTGGTAGGTATAAAAGGAGTATCTATAACAACGGTCGGGAATACCTTGGAGCTTGCCGGTGACGCATCGGCTTTAGGTGTCGAGGTAATCACAGAAGAAGCGGACTTTCCGGCAGCGTCGGGCGGCGTAATAACGTTACTAGCAAACACTACATACGTAATGAGTGCGAGTGTCACGACAGTCAACCGATTCACGCTAGCCGATAACGTGCTAATCACATCCAATAACCCATTGGCTAACGTGTTGACCAGCACCGCATCAGGTGGTTCTATGTTTACCGGTGTTGATACGAACGTGATTTTTGATGACATATTATTAAACTGTCCAAATTCCGAATGTTTTAATATTTCATTTTCAGCAAATCCGGCAATTAGATTTTTTATGCTGGATTCTGTCATTGTAAGTTGTACGAAAATAGGTACGTTCGATGACCTATTGTTAATTGACATATTCAACTGTTCAATGCCAATAGCAGCAGACGGCGTGACTATTAGCGGGAATACAAATTGGGATACCTTGCTGATTGATAAAGTAGGGATAGCCTCAACAAGTGGCTCATTTACCGGCCTAGATTTAGGTACAGCAGTTTTTACAACGTTGAGAGCTGAAAGTATAACAATGACAGGTCCGGTCGGAGCAATATCAATAACCGGCCTTGCTAGCAGTGGAAATATGGTAGTCAACAGTCTTGGCACCCTCACGAATAATAGCATATTTGGAGGCATAGCGTCAGATGGAACCATTTTGCCGTCAGATATTCGGTGGGCGTTTCGTGGAAATAATTTCACGATGGACTCTATTGACGACGCTCTTTTAGCTTTCAATGGTAACGCTACGGAGACAGTTATAGGTGCGGGTTCAGGTGATGACGGCAACCCAATAATACTTACTGCAACATGGGTATTAGAGGACGTTTCAAGGTTCACAAGCACAACAGGCGGAAGAGCTACATATATCGGAGAAAGAACTATTCACTTACCTGTTGACGTGGCGATTGGATTGGTGGCAGCCGGTGGAGGTACTAAGGACGTAACGGTTTATATAGCGTTGAATGGTTCAGTGGTGGCGAATACCGGCAGAACAATACAAACAAGCGGATCAACACCTCGAACGATTTCTATTCCATGGCAACTAGATTTGTCTAAAGACGATTACTTAGAGGTATTTGTCGAGAATAACACGGACACAATAAATATTATTGCAGAGTCTTGCACGTTGAGAGTTAATTAATGATTGAACTACCAATCTACGGCGGGTTTTATGAGTCTGATAGTCTACCTATATCAGCTCAGCAGCTTATTAATTACCATGTGAATAGACCTCAAACACAAGGCGCATTAGCGCAGCAATCGATATTTGGTAGCGCAGGATTAACGCAGATACAAACAAGCGGAATAACTCCAAACGAAATTAATCGAGGCTCGCATGTTAAAGATGGCGTTCCTTATTTTTTGAATGGGCAAACATTACAGCGGCTAGACATTAGTATTGATGTAGACGGTAATGATGTTTTTACACTAACCAATCTAGGAGCTATAACCGGCTCAAATAGGGCTAGTTTTGCATCAAACGGAACGCAATTAATGATTGTAACCGATAACAAGGGTTGGATAGTTAACGAGGCAGCGATACCAATATTCCAAGAGATTACAGCAGCAGGATTTACAGCAAACGGATTACCTCAAACAGTAGCCTACTCAGATTCATTTTTCACTGTAACTACTGATAGTAAGCTATGGATCAAGTCAGCAGCAAATAACGGGTTGAGTTGGAATTCTCTCGACCGAGGAAGCGCAGAAGCGGACCCCGACGACATAGTGGGGCAGATAGTTTTTAAACGTCAGGTCTATATTGCAGGCTCAGAAACATTCGAAGTATTTGAGAATAGAGGTTTAGGCGGGTTTCCATTCCAGCGAAACGGTTTGATTATAAATAAAGGCTTATCAAGTAAATTTGCAATAGTTGAAACCACCCAGGGCATTATGTTCTTAGGTGCTGGAGTCAACGAAACGGCGGCCATTTGGTTAATCAGTGGTAACGATGTCCAGAAGGTAAGTACAACAGCCATTGACAGCGTATTGAACAGCTATTCACAAGATGATATCGAAAGCTCTTTTGCGATGTCATACGGCCAAGCAGGCGCTTATTTTGTGGTGTTTACTTTTGCTAAGGATACGTTCGAATACAACACAATTACACAGAAATGGAACCAGAGAGAATCAAGAATAACGAACGCTAACGGATTGATTGAGAATAGAAGATGGCGCGCTAATTCAATGGTGTCAGCTTACAACAGGATTATTTGCGGTGACTCAGTTGATGGAAGAATTGGCGTGGTGTCGAGAGATGTTTACAGTGAATACGAAGACGCAATCATTAGAACTTTGGTAACAATGCCTTTCAGTAATGGCGGGAATAGCTTTTCAGTATCTACGTTAGAGATGACAGTCGAATCAGGCGTTGGTGATGTGGAAGCGCCGGAAATGAGGCTTTCTACATCGACAGACGCGAAAACATTTGGTAACGAAAGGCCAAGAACATTTGGTAAAACTGGAGAATATCACAAACGAATGGTATGGAGTAAAAATGGAAGAGCAGCAAGATTTTTAGTATTAAAATTCGTGGTCAGCGATAAAGTGAAGCCCGTAATTATTAAGTTAGAAGCAGTTATCAAGGCCGGTAATGGTAAATAAAGTGACACCGCCAACATCTACGAGAGCAATCATTGACGATTTTGGTTCAATGGTTCAAGAGTTTCGAACGTGGGTTCAAACCATGACGGACCGTAGTTTAATAATTGGCACTGGATCGCCTGAAACAGTAGTAGAAGCATCGCAAGGAGCGCAATACATGGATGACGCAGGAACGGCGGGGAGTATTTTGTATATTAAACGCGATGCGGATGTAGCAGGCGATAGAACAAAGGGTTGGATTTTATGTTAGTCAAACGAAGCTTAAACACAGGGCTGA